TTTCCACCTTCTATTAAAGTAATGGAATTTCTTTTCAAATTTAAAGCATCTGCAAATTCAGCTTGGCTTAATCCTTTTTGTTCACGAATCCATTTTATTCTACTGTTCAAATTCATCACCTTCTTTCTAAAGCTAATATAATACAATGTTGCTAACTTGTCAACATAAAAGATTAAAAATTATGTTGACAAACGCACATTTTGGCGCTATATTATGATTACAAGTTAGCAAACAAACGTTGACAGAAAGGAGAAAGTCTATGAAAAAGGAAAACGAACAGATCACCAGTTTAACAGAGAACGATAAGAACCTTATCAAAGCACTGGCAGAGGCTCCAAGAGAGAAGCAGATTTTAATTCAGGGCTTCATGCTTGGATTGGGGCTGAACCTGGCAGAACGGAAGGGTGCATAAGAAAGGGGTGAGTGCAGTGTTATGTTCAATATGCGGAGCTTCTATTAGAGAAAAAGATAATTTTTGCACGAAATGCGGAAGCAAAATTAAAGATGCATGTTCCTGGTGTTGGGTAAAGAAAAAGGACAACTACAGTTGTGGAGAAGATAGTTGTCCTGGATGGAAACTGTTAATTTCCAAATAATTGCTTTTTAACAGCCTCTGATACTATATCTTTTAGGATATCAAGGAGAGTTGCGCCAGTTGTAGAAGCTGCTTTATCAACGAATTTTTTAAATCGTATTAATGCAAGTTTTGTTTTTGGTGTGTCTGTTAATAAATCAGGCAGACAGGCATAAAACTGCTGCATTTGTTCTTCGGTTAGTAACTCATCTTCATGGATTATGGCGTTGGCAGTTTCTAACACAGTTTTGGTCCAGGGGTAGGGAGAACCGCAATTGTAACAGTATGCTTCCACAGGAGCTTCAGAAAGAGCAATCACTCCTTCACAGGTATAGTCACCATGAAGTGGGGCGTTACAAGAAGGACATGCAGTGATAGTTTTTGCACCACATTTGCTACAAAAATTTTGATTAAATTCAGGAGCAGTATCAACCGTATCGTTGATCATGTGGCCATTAAGACAAATTTGCGCCGGATGATAGTATCCCATAAATATCTCCTTATCATGTGTACTCAGCCCTGGCGGGGGCTTGTAAGTACAGTATAGGACGGGAACATAGAAAAGTAAATCAGATAGAACTGCCAACTGTAGCAAGAACTGACTGATAGTGAGTTTGCAATAAGAAAAAGAAAAGAAAGGGTGAAGAATCATGTCAATACCAAGAATGAGGACACTGAGGGAGTGCGAAGCATATTTTAAAGCCCAGGATCCTGATACCAAAGTTACATATTGGCGTTTGCGTCGGTGGGTAATGTCAGGAAAAATCCCGTGTAAGTATTCAGGGAATAACCGGCTGATTAATTTGGATGTACTCATTGATATCTTAAATGATGCTACACCAGAAGCTATTCCAGAAAAGAAACAGGAAATGCAGATTATATCATTAGACAAAAGGAGAAGAGCTTCAAATGGATGAAGATAGATTCTGGTGGAAATATTTCCACGCAGCAAAGGACGAAATGGAGTACTGGCGGTGTAGGTGTGCGTTTAGCGAAGTGATCGCAGCAGTGTTCGCGCTGATCAGCTTATGGCAGTACTGCCGCAGGTGATGACATGGAAAAGAGAAAGGGCAGTGGTCTGACACCCACCGCCCTAACTGATATAAAATGTTTAACAAATTTGGATATAAACATTTTATATCAGTGGCCCAGAAAAGTCAAGAAATACCGGGAAAACAGCCCGGTATTAAGACTTGATTAAAGGATTAGACTTAGGGGACACTGTTATGCACAGATATAGACAGATAGAGATCATCTGTGGGGCGGCGATGGAAGTGATCAAGTGCCACCCACGGGGGATGAGAAAGGGAACTAAGCGGCAGTCAGTTCAGAAAACTCCGGAAGCAATCCGGGAGGCGAACATGAGACAGTCAGCCAGACATCTGGCCCGCCTGATCAATGCCAACTTCCGGCCAGGTGACCTGCATGTGATACTGACATACAGGAAAGAGAACAGACCGGACCGTCAGCAGGCAAAGGACAACCTTGATAAGTTCAGGGAGGCAATGCGGCGCAAATATAAGAAAGCAGGAATGGTGCTGCGGTGGATCGCAGTGACTGAATACAAAAACAAAGCGATCCACCACCATATGATAATCAACAACGTAAATGATGGTGTGCAGACTACAGCAGATTATATCCGGGAGCTGTGGCGGGGCAGAGGATCCCCAAAATTTGTACAGCTCTATGATGATGCCGAATATGATCAGCTGGCAGACTATCTTATAAAAGAGACCGAAAAGACATTCAGGGAGCCGGACAGCCCGGAAAAGCAGCGGTATTCATGCAGCCGGAACCTGGCACAGCCCAAAGTGACCAGGAAGGACAAGCAGATAAAAGGGGACTGGGAGCAGGATCCAAAGCCGCGTAAGGGATACTACATAGTAAAAGACAGCCTTTACAACGGAGTGGACAAGCTGGGCTACATGTATCAGCGCTATGTCATGGTCAAATTAAACCCAGTAGATACAGATTGGCCGTCAAATGAGCTAAAAGAACGGCCAAAGAAAAGGAGGTGTTGAAGTGTATGAGGTCAGTGTAAAGCTGAAGGCAAATCAGAGCGGATACAGCGCAGAACTGGCATTTGTGGACAGCTCTGGTCAGCAGCATGAAAGACAGCTCCAGGCAGAACGTAAGGCCAGCCAGAACAGCAACTATCTGCAAGCCCTCATAGATGCTTTGTGTGTCCTTCAAAAGCCCTGTATGCTGAGTATTTACTCGGCTTGCGACCATCTCACGGAAGCAGTCCGCCAGGGCTGGCTGAACAGCTGGGCACAGAATGAATGGAAGAATGCAAAAGGTAAAGAAGTCAGAAACGCAGAGCAGTGGAAGCAGATCAAAAAGCTGCTTGCCAACCACTCAGCACGATTTATAAGAGAGGAAAAGAAAAATGTTTGACAAATTTGGAGAATTTGACAGTGCGGAAGAACTGAACAGAGCCGCAGCAGCACAGAAGGAAGAGGGAGACTATGAAGCGATCTACGCGATTGCCAAGGAAAACGGCATAGATAGAGAAGATGCCCAGGATTACATAGATGATCTGGTCCCGGAACTGGCATCACCTGAGATGGCGGCATATGGGAAGCTGGATATAGAAGAGGCGGATTTAAAGCCATATGAGATCATGAAAGACTGGATCACATACATCCGCAACACCTGTGATGAGTCAAGAGCCATGACATATGCTGTGCGCAGGAAAGGAAAAAGCCTGAAAGGTTGTATTGCGTCACTGCTGTTGTGGAGCTTCAAACACCAGTGGCCCATTGATAAAGAGATTACCAAAGCGGCGGGCGTGGATCCAAGGACAACGCTTGGAATCCCGGGAATGGCAATGGCTAAACAGCTTATCAGAGAGTACTACCTGGGAGGTGATCCAGATGCTCGCGTATAAAGGATTTAAGTCAGATCTGACCTGCACGTTTGGAAGAGGTACATTCCAGTATCAGACGGGTCAGACCATAAAGTCAGAAGGTTCAAAGGCACAGCACACAGGTTTGCACTGTGCAGAAAATCCAGTAGAGTGCCTACGTTGGTATCCATTGGGAGGTGGGAACAGGTATTTCCTGGTAGAAGCAGCAGGATCCATCGATGAATTGGGTGGAACAGATACCCAGCTTGCGTGTACAGAAATGACACTGCTCAAAGAACTGAGCCTGAAAGAATTTGCAGGCCATGCCATGATGTACATGGTAAAGCATCCGCTTAGAGACTGGAAGCGTGATAGTAGAATGCTGCAGATCACAGAGGATGAGGCAGAGGCAGATGAAAACGGCATTGCTATAGCCAGAGGATTGCATCCAAAGGTTAAAGGAAAGCAAGGGGCTGTACTGGGACTTATCCGGGATAATGGTGGCTTGATCGAGGATGCAAAACTCTTTGCTGTAGAGGGAGAGATTAAACCGGACACATGGTACACACTGAAAGACCGGAAGCCGGTGGAGGTGGAAGCATGAAAAGAAAAATGATAATGCTGACACAGCCGAAGAAAACGGAAGAATATGGAGAAGTTTTCACAGCTCAGATGGCCGGTGAGATCCTGATTATGGATCATTGGGAGGATAAAGTACTGAGAGACCGGTACTGCATTAACACCAAAACGGGTGAATATGAGAACCTGGATGCCGCTGGGAGGTGGAAGAAAATCCGCTTCTGTCACGTAGCAGGCCAGGCAAGCTGGCAAGGTTACGACTGGGCCGGACGTGATATGCGGGACAAGCTGTATATAGCAGAAGAGGATGAGGAGATCATCGAGCAGAATATAACTTCAAAATGGGAAAGAGATGCCATTAACAGGATCATTGAAAAAGAAAAAGAATACATTGACGAAAAACGTGACACAAGAGAGTTTAACAGGATGGAAAGGCTTAAAAGGTTGATGGATTCGGTTCCGGCTCTTCCAGAAGATTTCCGGAAATGGATAACAGATCTGATAGCTCCTGGTCTGGAATATGCTTTTTACGATAAAGAAACTAAAGCTTATTCATGCACAGCATGTGGGCAGAGTGTGGAAGAAAGCAGATGGAAAGGCAAGATCAGGCATAAAGACACAGCCATATGTCCAGAATGTGGACATCCGGTTATTGCTCTACGAAGAAACGCAAAAACAGAAATCATCACCACGGCAATGCTGCTGCAGAATATTGACCATGAAAAAAGCGTGGCAAGGCATTTTGACATCCGGATTTTGTGGGAACGTGGAGGCAAAAAGGTTTTGTGTTCAGAAGCAGTACGGATCTTCCTACATAGGCAGCAGAGGTATTCCGTTAGTATTTACTATGCATATACATGTAAAAGCCAGTGGATAGAGAACTCGGCTTTTGACAGGAGCAACCCATGCAACAGGCGGATATGTGAGAGCTATCTGTACCCGGGAGACATAGAGGAAGCACTGGGCGTAACAAAGTATGCAGCATGGGTGAGAGATTTTAAGGCTCTGGCAGAGGCTGGAAAAAAACTGGACTATAACGCATTAATGGTAGGCGGTCTGGGAACTCCGGGGTTGCCGAATATGTTAGAGTATCTGATCAAGGGCCGGTTTAACAGGCTGGTATATGAGACATCGAAAGCTATCAGCTTTTTCAAAGGGCAGTACACTGGAAATCTGCATCCGGAAGGTGAATGTATAGAGGACGTATTTGCGATCAGGGATAAGCAGGTGATAAACCGTATACGGGCTGTTGATGGAGATTCTGCAACGCTGGAATGGCTGCAACATGCAGAAATGCTGGAAATTAAGATCAATGATGAGACCCTTAAATGGCTGACTGATGAGCGGGTAAGATATGGGGATATAAGCTGGTTTATCATACACATGTCACCATGCCAGATCATGAACTATGTAAAACGCCAGCAGAGGGAGTCGTATCCGGGAAAGAGTGCGCGGTCAGTGATCTCAGCGTGGGATGATTATATTGACATGTGCAAAAAGCTGGGAAAATGTGTAGACGATGAGATGATATACAGGCCCAGAGAGCTTAAAAGGCGTCATGATGAGGCTGTAGAAGAGGTCAGAAAGAACAGGGAGCGGATTGAAGAGATAGAGCGTGAAGCGGCAGCAGACCGGATGAGGGATAAGTATCCGGGAGCAGAGGAACACCTGCAGGAGATCAGGAACAGATACGAGTACAAAGACAGTGAATATCAAATCATTGTTCCTAAGAGGCTCATGGAGATAGTGAAGGAAGGTGCGGCACTGCATCACTGCGTAGGATCCAGTGAAAGGTACTTTGAACGGATCCGGGACAAGGAGACATATATTTGCTTCCTGCGAAGGGTATCGGAACCAGATAAACCATACTACACCATAGAGGTAGAACCGGGCGGCACGATCCGTCAGCACCGTTCAATGTACGATGAAGAACCGGATATAGAGCAGATCAGGGGCTTCCTGAGAAAATGGCAGAAGAAAATCCGTAAACGCCTGAATGAAGAGGATAGACAGCTGGCACAGATCAGCGCGGAGAAGAGGAAGAAGAACATAGAGGAACTAATGGAAAAGAATAATACCAGAGTGTTGAAAGCACTGGAAGAGGATTTCATGGAGGCAGTATAAATGGATGAAATGGTTATAAAACCGGCAGAGGGCGCACGGGAATTTAAGTCATTTGTAGAATTTGAAGCAGCGTTTGATGCAGAGGTCAGGCGCGTGGATGTAGGGTTTGTAAGGATTGGTTACTATCTGAGAGTGGCAAAAGACACGAACATTTTGCAGGATTCCGGATATGCCAACATGGAAGAATTTGCCTGGAAAAAATACAAGATCGATAAATCCCAGGCATCCAGGTTTATTAATATCAATATCCGCTTTTCAGAAGGAGGATATTCTGACAGACTGATAGACCAGTTTACCGGCTATGGAGTAGCGAAGCTGGGAGAACTGCTGACACTTCCGGATGAGATCATTGAAGAGCTTCCACCTGAGCTTACCCGATCAGAGATACAGGAAGTAAAGAAAGAATTCCGCGAAGAGCAGAAGATATCGGAATTAGAGGTCATGATGGAAGAAAAACCGGAGCCTGAGGAAGAAATGACCATCCTGGAACAGTGGATGGATATGTACATGCGGGATAACCCGGAACGGTTCCTGCAGATAAAGCAGATTTATCTGAGTGAAGATAAGGTCCAGACGGCTTTGGATATCCTGGCACCGGCGGGAGCTGCTGCGGAAATGGCAAGAATACCGGGAGTGGGACGGCTGATGTTGTCGGTAAGGGGAAAAGATCATAACCTGACGCTGACTAATATCCGAAGCAATGCAAAGACATCCCATACCTGGGATGAGTGCGTGACCGCTATGAAAAAGGTCTGCCCTTACACTGTAGATCCCAAAGAGGTATATCGATCACAGTATGGCATTCCTTTCCCGGGAGATGAAGAAAAGAAGGAAGAACCGCCGAAAGAATTTATAAATCCACCGGTACCACAGCAGTCACAGGAAGAACCGGAACAGAAGCTGCAGGCAGAGGCTCCGAAAAAACCAGAAGTTGCACCGATACAACCAGAGAAAAAAGTGGAAGAAAAGCCGGAAAGACCGGAAACGGAAGCAGCGGAGGCGGAGAAAATAACTCCGGATGGAATACAGGCAGAGATTGAAGATTATCCGGAAGTAGTGCCGGAAAACACCATAGTATGCCATGACGGAACAGAGGTGGTAAGACCTGCACCGAATATCAGAGATGAGGGGCTTAGGCTTCTGGAAGAAATCGGACAGTGGCTGAGAACGGGCACAAAGGAATATATCCCACAGGTCAATGCGGACATGGAAAGGTTAGGTCAGATTTTGGAGGAGATCATTGAAAAAGAGTATAGTTGAGAAAAACCCGGCGGACAGATGCTTTATCTGCGGAAAACGTGGCTACTTGGAGCGGCACCACATATTTGGTGCCGCAAATAAAAAACTGTCCGAAAAATACGGCCTGACTGTACATCTGTGCTACGAGTGCCACAGGGACAATAAGCTGGGAGTACATGGAGATGCGGAGCTGATGAGACGGCTTCATGAAGTCGGTCAGGCGGCTTTTGATAAAAAGTATGGCCACGGAGAATTTGAAAAGATATTTAAAAAGAATTACCTGAACAGAGAGGAGACGGAAAGATGAATAAGGTTGTACTGATGGGAAGGCTTACCAGAGACCCGGATGTCAGATATACACGGGGTGAAAGGGCTATGGCAGTGGCGAACTACACACTTGCTGTAGACCGCAGAGGCAAGAGAAGCCAGGAAGGAGAAGCAAATGCAGACTTTATCCAATGCACTGCATTTGATAAGGCCGGGGAGTTTGCAGAGAAGTATTTCCGCCAGGGCATGAGAGTGCTGATCTCCGGAAGAATACAGACTGGCAGTTATACAGACCGGGACGGTCGAAAAGTTTATACCACACAGGTGATCATAGAAGAGCAGGAGTTCGCAGACAGCAAAGGAGCAGGCGGAGAAAAAGGCCAGAAGTCACAGCAGGCTAATGTAGATGCAGACGGCTTTATGAATATTCCGGACGGAGTAGAGGACGAAGGATTACCGTTTAACTAAGGAGGACAAGAAAGCATGAAAGTAGGAGATACAGTGCAGCTTTGGAGTGAGGGAGCATGGAGAAAGAATATGGTGGGTCAGGTGATCGGTCTGTGTGAGGGTGTAGCTGGCTTGCTGATGCGTAACGGGATTTATATGGATGTGCCGGTTCAGTATTTAAGGGTGCTGCGGATCAGAAAGAGAGGAAAAAAATGAAAGTTTATTTGTGAATGCTTGGATGCCACTTCAGAAGCCATACAGGGCAGAGATGGAAGAAAAGCCCGATGCAAGTGCCGACTGGAAAGGTCATTATATGGGACGGTTTGAAAAAGTTGAAATGAGGCTACCGCAATCCCACTGGCTTTAGACGGTGGGTTAAGGTAGCCAAAAGTGGAACGTTGTTATATAC